GACCAAGCGGACCAAGCGGACCAAGCGGCTTTGAAGCACCAGATGATGTAGCAGAATTATTAAACGGTTTTACAGATGAAAATACAAGTACATTAGACATTTCAAATGACGACAATTATTCAGATCTTTCCTCAACAGACATGGAACAACTTCAAAGTATACGACCAATTAAATAATACATTCATAAAAATATTTAATTATAAGGTAATTATGCAGCACAATTATTCAAATATTCCTTTTTATGTTAATTTGAATTTAGAACACAGCTCATACAATGAACTTTTTATATTATGTATGCAGTACACTATTAAAAGCATGCAATACACGATAGATATTTCACATGAAGTTATTTGCACGTTATTTGAAAGTAGTGAGTTTACTGATTATGTTATTAAGTATTTAATCTATTTGTCTAAAGAATTAAAACAAGAACTCGATGAAAAATGTATTGACGTTAATCAAAATATATACCTGAATAACCCTCTTAAAAAAGAATATTGTGGTCATATAAACCGTTGTCATGTAAATGGTTACATAGAGTATTGTAATGTACATAAATACACACACCATGAATCGAGTTTAAACCATGATTTTTTATACAAAACTCATAATGATGCAGTCAACGAATATAACATTGAAGTAAAGTATGCGTTATACAAGGAAACATTTATGAAACTTATGAAGACTATTATGAAGTATGTTAATAATAAAGTAAAATTAGAATACACTAAAAAAGTATTAAAAATGAATAAAACTATTTTAATATGGTTAAAAAATAATCCTATTTCATTTAAACTACGAAATCTTACAGAACAAGACGATATAGTATTATATATCAAAAATGAACAATTAAATAACTTTAATACAGTGTTGTAACACCATTTGCTTCAATAAATCCATCCGACTGAAATGATTCCAGTAGTTTATTATCAATCATTTTGTTATTTACATTACAGTGATCGTCGATTTTTTCTTTTATATACAATTTTAAATCGTATTTATAATATTTTATTTCGTCATGTATACATGTAGAAATAATTTCTTCAAGCTCAACAACTCCATATTGCTGTTTATTTTTATGAAATCCACAATAATGTATTCCATCCAGTTTACTTTTTGTACATCGAGTAAGCTTTGCAGTATTAGCAATGCATCGACTGTTATTAGGAACTTCATTAATGCGTTTCTTTTTCTTTAGCCCATTTAGCCCGTTTAGCCCATTTAGTCCATTTAGCCCGTTTAGCCCATTTAGCTTATTTGATACGCTTATATTTGTTTTTTTAATATATTTATTAAAAAGTTCTTCTTTATTTATTTTGTAATCTATTGCTATTTTTTCCAAAATATTTTTTAGTATTTCTTCGAGCATCTTACTCGTGTCTAAAGACATTTTACTCAAATCACTGTTTAGTTGTTCCATAATAAAGTATTTTAATTTATAATCAGTTTTTTAACAATTTAATCTAACAAAACCAGCAAATGTATTAGTTCGGTTTGTAAAAGATATTTCTGCAATTGCCTTTGCCATTTCTGGATATATGTCCTTGCAATAGCCCATTATCCATTGTTCAATAGTTTCTGCAGTCGTATCAACATTTCGCTGATTTGAAAAGATTATGTAACACAGTTCTTTATGTAAGCCAGAAAAACGGTTTTCAAATGAACCACCAACACTGTGGTACCACAATGCAAAATTATATTTATCTTGCATTGGAAATGGAAAATCATCGTGTGGATGTACTGGCATAAAAACAGTCTTTAATATGTGCTCTCTTGGAACAATACTGTTTTCATAATAATACCGAGATACTTCATAATTCATTAAGAAGAAATATTCGGAATATTCAGTTGCATACCACATAGCAAAATTCATGTGTACTGGTGATTTGTCAGTAAACTCCTTAATACCGGTCAAACCATTTTTTATTACAATGTTATTAAAGCTTGAAATAAGCATAATTATTGCATATTGTTTTACATTATTTTCTGTGTATGTATTGTCGTAATTTTCGCACTCACGAATATGCATTTTTAAATCAAAATCAACCGCTTTGTCGGGGTTTATGTTTTTGATTTTTTTGTTGTACAAAATATAATCTTTTAAATATTTTGTTGCTGATTCGTAAGTTTCATCCAATATGATTGGTGAATCCCAAAAAATATTTTTGCTGTAATAGTTTACATAGACATCCAATGTATTGTCTGTGTTAAACAATTTATGGAATATATCACAATTATATGTGTTTGCAATGTCAAAAAAATTGTTTATTGCAAAATTCATATCCTTAGTATTTTTTTCAATTGTCCATTTAAGATTTATAAACGATCTTTCTTGATCCAATAATGGAATATTTTGTTCAATACGTTGTTCAAATGTAATAGATGCCATAGTTAATATTTTCATAAATGCAAATCAGTTTTTTGCGTCTTATTGCATAGTTAATAGTCTATGTATATTAATAATGAACGTATTAATACCAATAGGTGGATTGGGCGAAAGATTTACAAAAGAAGGGTACACTTCACCAAAACCATTGATTAATATTTTGGGAAAATGTATGTTACAGTATGTAATCGATAATTTAAAATCTTTTTGCGAAGAAGAAGATAATTTAATTATTGTTTACAATAAATTTCTTACAGAATTTTCATTTGAAGAAAAAGTAAACCAGTTTTCAAAACATAAAATTTATTTTATTGAAATTCCATATCAAACAAAAGGAGCAGCCGAAACGGTTCTTTATGGATTAGAAAACTTACCAAATAATATTATTCATAAACCAATTATGTTATTAGATTGTGATAATTTTTATACTGTTGACATAATAAAATTATACAAAGAAAGTCAAAATAAAAATGTTGTTTTTAATTTTGAAGACAAATACGATAAACCAATTTATTCTTATGTACTTTTAAAAAATAATAAAATAATAGACATACAAGAAAAAATAAAAATTTCAGATTATGCAAATACTGGTTGTTATTGTTTTTCAAATGGAAGCATTCTTAAAATATTTTGCGAACACATAATAAATAATAATATAACTTTTAACAATGAATATTACATTTCGTGTGTTATAAAATATATGTTAACACAACAAATAGAAATAAACAGTATTTGCATAAATAAAGAAGATTTTTATTGTCTTGGAACACCAATGCATATTAAAATGTTTGCTTCTTCTTACAAAAAATTTGATAAATTAAGAATATGTTTTGATTTAGATAACTGTTTAGTAAAAACAGAAAATAATTATATGACAACAATTCCAATTCAAAAAAATATAAATTATTGTAATTTTTTAAAAAGTCTTGGTCACACTATTATAATACATACTGCTCGACGCATGAAAACACACAATGGTAATCAAGGAAAGTTGTTAAAAGAAATTGGAATGTTAACATTACAACAATTAGAAGATTATAACATAAATTATGACGAAATTTATTTTGGAAAACCTTATGCACATTATTATATTGATGATTTAGCAATTAATTCTTATAATAATTTGCAAAAAGAACTTGGATTTTATATGTCAGCTATTCAAGAACGTTCATTTAATAATATTGAATTTAATACAATAGATATTGTGACAAAAAAAAGTAAAGATTTAAAAAAATTAAACGCAGAAATTTATTGGTATAAAAATATTCCAAACGAAATAAAAAATTTATTTCCAAAATTATATGATTATGGTAAAGATTTTTATAGCATAGAATTTATTCACGGTTTAACATTTAGTTATTTATATAGTAATGAATTATTAACACCACAAATATTTCAATTTATGTTAAACGAATTAAATAAAATTCATAAAAATAAAAATATAATAGAATTAAAAAAAAATAATATTTATTTAAATTATGCAACAAAATTAAAAAATAGGTACTTAAACAATAAAAATTTTTACGAAAAATTTAATAACAATAAAGAAGATTATAAAACTATTATAAAGTTTTTAGAAGATTATGAAAATAAAAATTGTGGAAATTGTACAATGATACATGGAGATCCTGTGTTTACAAATATAATTTTTGACAAAGAAAACAATATTAAGTTTGTTGACATGCGTGGATTACTTGGTGAAACAGAAAGTGTTTACGGAGATATGTATTATGATTATTCTAAAATTTATCAATCATTAATAGGTTACGATGAAATAATATTAAATAAAGAAGTTAACAACAGTTATAGAAATATAATGTTACAATCATTTGAGGAAAAAATAGGAAAACAACTTTTTAATAATTGTAAAATGATAACTAATTCGCTTATTTTTAGTATGTTACCATTACATCAAGAAGATTTAGTAAAGTGTAAAAAATTTTATAAACTTATTTCGTTTAAATAAGAAAATTAAGATAATAGTATAATTTAAAAACTACAAAAATGTCAAAGACACACTTTGTAACTCGTTCGCGATTTGTTCGCCACATTGATTCTAAGTTTGAAATCTTTTTTGACGAAAATCTTAAGCAAACATTTTCTGATTACTTTAATCAAAATCCAGATGAAATGAAGCCCGAAAATATTAAGAAGCTTAAAAAGTCTTTGTCTGAAATTATGTTTGAAAATGTTGAAATTGTTATTTCAACAATGGATAATAAAGTACCGGTTGTTCCTGAACGTCGTCGACGAAAGAAGAAGGAAAAAGAACAACAAGAAGAAGAACCAATTGAAAATGAAATGGTCGAAGAAAAACCTAAAAGAAGATCTAGAAAGTCAAACAAGGAAGAATAAATTCAACACATTTTTTAAGTGAAAAACTATCTGCATAAACATTTGCAATTTTAACATGATCATACGTTTTAAACGCATGAGTCAATATATTTTTCCATATTTCGTTGTTTGATTCATAAGCAATTGATTTAGATGGACGTTTTACAATTTTTATTGTTGATGTTCCAATAAGCTGTCCAAGAATAGGATTATCATAAAAATATTTTCCATCACTTAGTGTGTCTAATGCAATATTAAAGCATCCACATGCAGAACTTTCAAAAATAACACGAGGTACAGCATCTCTACCAGAAAATATTAAATTTATTTTACTGTTGTTATAAATTTCTCTAAGAATTTCACTATTAACACTATTTTTATTTGAAAATTTTATACAAGGTGGGTATTGACCAAAACTCGGACAATTATAATTTTTACGAACTGTTTCTATGTCACCAATAAACATAAAGCTGTAAGAAGATTGTGAAGTTTTACATCGTTCTGCAACATAAAGTATAAATTCGTGAAATAAATGGTGGTTTTTTGTGCTTTGTGTTGCATTTGCAACAAAAATAAAGTCTATTAATCTAGTTTTTGAATTTGTTAAATAATAAGTATCTGGTGCAAACTTCATAAATGGTACAAGTTTTGTATTTGGATATTGCTTATCGTAATTATTTTGATCAACATTGGTTAATACTATGTCATAACCAATATTAGTTATTGATTTTATGTCATTACTTAGTATATTCGCTTTTGGATTTAAAATTATACTATTATTATTAAATGGTATTGAAGTAGCTGGATAAAGAATAGCTTTGCATTTTTCTAATTTGTTTTCAAGTAAACATGCATATGTTTTGTGATAAGTTCCACGTAAAAAGTAGCGACCAGCACCTTTAAAATACATAAGATCGTATAAATTTCGTAATTTCCATACATACACATTACACGCATAAACAGGATAATATTTATTCATATTGTAAAAACTACATTTTTCAAGCTTATCATCAAAGCACATTATATAATGAACATCAGTAAATTGCTTTTCAACTGCTAATTCTACAGTATACATAAAATATATGTCAGAATACAAAACATCGAGTGCTTCTTCGGGAGTGTCAATATTTTCTTCACATTTAAATGAATAATTATTTGGTTTTTCGTTAATATCGAATTTTTCATCAAGAGTATTTGGTACTTTGTAAACACCAATACAGCTAGTTTCACTTATTTGTTTTTTGGATACAATAGCATGATTAATTAGTTCAACAATATCTGTTTTAATTTCATGGGAACCAGGACCATTGTAATATTTTTGATTATTTAATCCATTGTTTATACAATTGTACCAAGAATCATTATTATTATAATTAGTTACAAGGAGACTAGGATCAATAAACTCGTGACCACCAACATTTGGAGACATAACTACATTACAACCACAGTTAATAGATTCAATAACGGTATTTGGATTAGAGTCATAATAAGAACACATGACAATAACTTTTATTGTTTTTAAAATATTAAAAACTTCGTTATGATTGCAATTTTTTAAATAGTCTACATTTTTTGGTAATTTATTTTTATCTACACAATCACCAATTACTATGCATTTTAAATCATTAAACTTATTTAAAATTGTGTACATTAAATCAATGTTTTTACATGCTCTTTTCCACGAATAACTAATAAAACCTATTTCGTATTTTCGTTTTAAAAAGTTTCGATCATAAGTATTTTCATTAGTTAATGCAATATTTGTAAGTGATATATAACGTATTAAATTATTTATATTGGAAGATTTTAATATTTCATAGGTAACAGAACTGTTTGGTACAATGTAGTCACTTTTTTTGAGAGCATATGTATCAAGTTGTAAATCATATTTTTTCATACTATTTATAATACCGCTATTTGTTAGCTTTTCTTCGATGTTATCTTCTATATTAATTAATAATTCAGTGTTAATATCTTTGTAAAATATTTTATTATTTGAAATCATAGATGTAAGATATCTAAGACCCGATGGTGAATAAATTGTAATTGCTTTTGGAAAACAAGATTTTAATGCATATAATATTTTGTAATTTTTGCAAAATAACAAATCTGGGTAAGGTATTAATTTATTAATTTTTTTTAATTTTATATCATCGTATTTGTCTATGTCAATTCGAAATATATTTCCAACATTGTCTGGATCAAGTTCTCCATTTTGTGACGAAGAACTAAAATATATTCCATACACTGAAAAATGAGGTATTGTATTTAAATGTTTAATAATATTATAACTGTTTGTACCCGAACCACCTATATACGGCAAATCTACAGAAGCAACAACAATATTTTGTTTTCCATGCATAGAAAGACGTGACAACGGTTCTTTGGATAAAAATTTAACATATTCGCATGTTTTTATACTTTTTTCAAAATAAGCTGATTTTGCCAAATTTTTATAATAGCTGTAATTATCCAGTATACACAAAATTTTTTGTATCCATTCATTTGTATCATAAACATTAGAACATAAAAAGAATTTATGCATAGTAGTTGCATTACCTACATTTGAAGTACAAATACTAATACAATTATTATTAAGTGCTTCTCTGTTAGTTATACTATACGATTCCATAAAAGAAGGTATACATATTATTTTTGATTGTAATAAAACTGAATTAACTTCTTCTTTGGATAAAAATCCAAAGTGATATATATTATTTTTTTCTTTAATAAATTTATTTGAATCAATACCAATACAAACTTTTTTTAAACAATCCAATCTTGGGTCTTCATAAATATCTTTTATTAATGCAACATTTTTAATTTCTCTATCGTATCGTGAACAAACAAAAACAATATCATAATTTTTACTATTTGATTTCAAAGGATTGTTATTTTTTTGTGTATTAAATAATTCATACATGTCCCATGGTACACTAAATTTATGTTTACATGTTGGGTAAAAATGTTCAAAAATATTTTTAGAAATTCCAGAATTAGGAATAGTCATTGTTGAACATTTTATTGCAGTTTTTTCTAAATAATCTTCATGTAAATAATCACATTTATAAATATCTGTTACTGGTATTTTTACTAAAGTTTGACTTAAAATTTTAGAACCAGTAATTAAAAAATAAATTTTTGAAATAGGAAATAATACTCGCATAATAATTGGACACAAATAATTAAATGCAAGTATTGTTGATGGTTTTACAGAACCACATGCGTGTTCTATTTTTTCTACTATTTCATGCTTTTTATAAAACTCTTTCATTGTTTCAATATTATTGTGTCTTAAAGAAGATTTATGAAGTTTAAATTGCAAAACGTTACCTATTTTATCTGGATCAACATCAATATTTTTACTATTATCAAAAAAAGATAAAACAGAATTAAATCCATTGTTTAATAAATATTTATGGAGTTCGTATGCACAAGTAGCAGCACCTCCATATCTGGGATATTGAGTAGATGCAATAAATATTATTTCATTTTTAAAAGAATTATTTTCATTTTTTTTTATTTCATTTTGTTTTTTAAATAATTCTTTTTCACTTTTTAAATCAACAAAATTAATCTTTTTAGAATTAATATAATTAACATAAAAGTTTTTATACATCATTTCAATTAGTTCATTATAAAAAAATAATTCAGAACATAATTGAATGCAAGTATTTTCTAATAACATAAAATTTTTTAAATTTTGCATAACATCAATTGAACTAATTCTTATTATTTTTGTTTGATCCATTGGCATTGTATTTATTAAACTCATATTATTTTCGCAAATATGATAATTAATATGTGATTTTGTTTCATAAATTTCATATAAAATTTTGTTAATAAAATAAGGACTATATGAAAATGCTTCCACACAAATATTTTCTGCATTAAATAATATTTTAGTAATTTCTTTTTTGTCATATTTCATTAAAAATGTTTTTTCATCAACATTAATATTGAAAATATTATCAAACATAGAAAAATCAAAATCAAAGTTATTATTAAAATTAAATGCAAATAAAATTGTGTGATTATTTTTATAAGTTGACAATAAATTATTTATTATTGAAATATTATTTATGTTGTTTAAAATTGAAAAAATACGATAAGTTTTAGATTTTGGTAACATCACAATTTCTTTTAATTTTCCATGCATTAATGTGTAATTTTCATATTTAATATTATTATCTTCTACATATTCAATAGTTAATTGCATGCTATCTTTTTGTTTAAAGTTAAAAAAATTATAATTGCAATTAATTTTTAAAACACTATTGTATTCAAATTTTTCTAGTATTTCATTTGTTATATCAATATCATCAAGTAATATTTCAGTAATAATTACCATACTTTATTTTAAAATGCTATATTTTGCTAAGTAAAAACACGCAAAAATAAAAAAAATAAAAAAGTAAAGAAAAAAGTGTAATGAGCCACTTAGTTTTTAGTGGTGGAGGACTAAAAGGTCTTGCTTATATAGGACTTATACGAGCACTTGAAGAACTGAATATGATTAAAAATATTAAATCTATTTCTGGTACTTCTATTGGTGCCATTTTTGCAGTTATGCTTAGTATTGGTTATAAATATCAAGAACTTTACGATTTTATAGAGCATTTTGATTACAATGACGTATCCGATATTAAAATAACACGACTACTAGACCAATGTGGCATAGAAACAGGTTCTAAAATAAGTCATTTATTACAAGTAATGATCAAAAAGAAAATGAACGGCAACGGTAAAATGACATTCAAAGAACATTACGAAAAAACAGGTATATGGATAGTAATAAATGCTGTTTGTTTAAATACCCAATCATGCATTTACTTTAGTTATAAAACACATCCTAATATGTCCCTTTGGTTTGCATTGCGAATGTCTATAAGTCTTCCTTTTTGGTTTAATCCAGTAAAATACAAAAACATGTACTACATTGATGGTGGACTACTGGACAATTTTCCAATTGAACCATTTAAAGAACTTCCAAAAGAAGAAATAATCGGCATAAAATTACAAAAACATAACTTAACTGGGCAATTTAATCACATAGATTTAAATATGATTAATTATGCTGGGTCTATTTGGAGTTGTATATATAACGAAATAAATAAAAATGTAATACTTAAATGTGAACAATACGGTTACAACTTTTTTTGTATTGTTAATAAAAATTATTCTGCATTTACACCAGATATTAGTCTAGAAAATAAAATAAATCTTTATGAAGAAGGATATCAGTTATCTTTAGAAAATTTAAATAATTATATAAATAGTACATTACAAAGCGTATTAGAAGACACAATAAAAAAAATAAACATTTAAACACAATTACACCTTTCGTTGTGGTCATTACATTCACAAAGAACACACTTATTGCATGATTTACATAACATGTAACATGTTACTTCTTTTAAAGTACCCAAGGTTAATTTATTATAATCTTTTTGTAATAGTCGTACTCGTGTTTCTATTGCACTTTTTAAATGTATTGGATATGGTACACCATGATATTTCGGGAAGCTATAAACTTGATCATCCCTAAGAAATTTATATATCATTACGTGTTTGTTGTATTGTTTTATTAAATTCATTATAAAGTCAGATGGCTCTGCGTCAACCATATGGTTGTCAATAATTCGCAATGTTTCATTATGGTTTTCAAGAATATGCTTATCGAGTAATATTAAAGTGTTATTTTCCTGTTTTTTTAATGCAATAACCATAGCTGCTGCACATTCATCGTCGCTGTGATTTTCGTTTCCAAATAATGTTATTTTTGCAAGTTCCCATAAATATTCGTCTCGTTGAAGACGAATATAAAGAGGCCAATAAAAATTTTTTAATTTGTTTTCGATAATACTTATTTTTTTATTAATTTTATTTTCATGCTTTTGAACATGAAAAAGAGAGAATCTATCCCAAGTTACTTTTATTATAAATCCTATTACTGTAGTAATAGGTAAAATAACTGCAATTAAAATAATTTCTGGTTTCAAAAAATCTGAAACAAAATTATTCATTTACTTTTTGTATATAAAATTAAACACGTCCATCAGTTACAATAGAACCAAGACCCAATCCAAGCTTTTCTATATCTGCCAAAGAGACAGGGTTATTAGAAGTAAAAAGAGGACATATTTCACACTTGTTAAGTTTGTATTGAGTTACTTCTAAACCAAGCTCAATAACACGTCGTGTAAGAGCAGTTACATATTGACTTAATACATAGTTGGATTCTTCGTAAGAACGATTTTTAACATAAGCAGTATTATTTTTAGCCTTTTCAAGTTCGCTTTCTGCTATTGCAATGCTATTTTTTAACTCGATAATTTTATTTTTTCGATTTTCTATTTCTTGTTTACTTTTATTTAATTTAGCAAGTACATCCAAGTTTTGTCGCTCAAATAATTCACGAGTAGCTTTAAGCTGATCCTGTTTTATTATTTCAATATCTATAAGAGCTAATTCTGCAGATTGTTTAACAGCAGATGTAGTGTTATTTTCTATGTCCTTTTTGATGGCGTTTGTATCGCTTAAAGAGGTTTTGTCTTCTTTATTTTCAATAATAAACCCTTCAATAGCTTCAACACGATTCATTAGTCGCATTAAAACATTTTCGTCAACACTAACAATATTTTTTACAACAGATTTAACATCATTAATAATTTCATTAATACGAGTTTCGCAACCAACAAACTTTTCATTTGTTAAAAGTCCACTAAAATATTCTTTTAGTTCTTCTTCGCTATTAAAAGTTTCTTCAATATTTTCTTGTGGAAGAGCGATTTTAACGTTATAATTTCCATTATTTTGAGTTACATTGTATTCTGTTACTTTGCAAGAAGAAAACCCTTCTTTCATAGATTCTGATGTCAAATAAATGAAAATAAACGCGATGGCGGCTATAATAAGCAATGCAGTAAACATATTATACAATAACACGATAAAATAAATTGTATATTTAATTTATATGGGTAATATTCTTACAATAGTTCTTGATTATCAACAAACTGATGTATATGTCTATAGAGATACAAATAATATTATAACTACACTGCATTCTATTGAGTTTAATGGAATAATAAATGATATAGATCTTATTAACAGTCCGCCTACACTACTAAATAATGATTGGGTTATTACAAAAACATCAAATAGTCTTGATAGTTCACGCGATGACATAAGAATAAGTTATGAACCAAATGGAGTTCCTTCGACAATTAATTTACCAAATAAAACAACACCAATAAATACAAATATTAAAATTGTTCAATTTAATAACAAAACAATTATTAATGATAGTACTCATATAGCAATACAACCAAATGTTGCATCACCTTCTTTTGCTGTTACTTTTTACGATACAAATAATGTTGACTTAGATAATAGCGTATTTAGTAATGCAATATTTCATGTGCATGATAATACTGATTTATATGGTAGAGCTTCATTTTATGACACAACAACACAAACAACACAACAAATAGATTTGGTTCTTGATAATTTTGAATACATAGACAATAATGTAAATTATAACAATATGAACAGAGTTGTAATAGATAGCATAACATTACAAAAAGGAACTTGGTTAATTACAGCAACAGGTACTATAAATGTGCAAGCTCAAATAGCTTCGTATCACTGGTTAGATAATGGTGATATAAATGTGATTAATAGCGAACCGTTTAAAAACACGTTAAAAGAAATTTATTCGGATTATGACAACAATTCAATGCAAGTAAAAATGCATACTATTATAAAATTAACAGTTCCAAGTGTTATTTATTGGTGTACATCATGCGAAATAGACCCAACACAACAAAATTCAGCTGTTTGTTTTGATACTACCATCCATGGAAATGCAAGTAATTATTATCCCAATGGTATTCCTACATTTGTACAGTACTTGCGTGATAATAATTTTAAACAAAAAGCATTTTTAACTGCAGTAACAGTATCAGGTAATTAAAAAGTATTTACATTATAAACAATAGAGTTTTCTCTATATTTATGCAGTATATTTTCAGCATTATGAACCATTAAGCTCGGTACCATAGATGAATTTGGATATTTTTTGTTTAATGCTTCATAATGATGTTTCATATATGTACTCATTTGTGCATAAGGAAATAATATTGCTAATTTAATATCTGAAGTATCTTCATAAATAATTGTTGTATTTTTACGTCGTGTAAAAGTGTAATTATTTCTACTATTTTTTGGAATAGATGATAAGTCAGTATCTGGTAAAAATATAGGATTTTGAAATAATATACACATATAACACCCGTTATTTTTCAATTTTTTTTGTATGGTTGCTATATTTGTTCCGAGTTCTGAAAGTAATTTAATAACGTTATTATTGAACTCGCTACCGTCGTATTTTGAAAGAATAATGACATATATGCTGTTTAATACCTCAAAATTTACATAATTATTGTTTCCAAGATTATTTTGCAATACCGGTATGCCAGGATATTTAGCATTAATATTTTTAGTTGGAAAAACACTAATATTAATATTTCCCAATGATGGATCTTTTTCTGTTACGCTAAATGATGTATTACCACTTTCTTCGCAAACAAAATTATACGGTGCTATTTTGCTTTTTAATACAGTGTATCTTATTATGTGAATTTTTGCATTATTTGCAACAATAAAAGATTCGACGGTTTTATTTGTACTTATGGTTTCGTCTGTTAAAACATTTGTACCAAAAACACTAAATAGTGTATTGTTGCCGTCCTTTCTTGCATCACCAGTAAACAATATAAAGTTATATTCTTTGTAAATTTGGTACAAGTTAGTAGGTACTGGATACTTCAAATTTTGATCAAAGTTCAAATTGTAATTACCAGTACCAGACACTAAACTTACAAATTTACCTTTAGCGTATTCGTTTATAGTTGTAAGGTTACTTTTGAACTCTATATAGGAAATAGTATCGTTATTTATTAGCGATGACCCGTATATACCAGAATAGTAACCAAGTAATAAGCAAATATTTATGAAATTTTCAGTTGATGTAAATGTGTCATATATTGCACCATTATTGTCTGGTGTTCCATCGTAAGTAAATGTTAAAAAGTATAATGCTCCAACGCGACGGGAAGCTGCAGTCCATAGTCCGTAACGTAAATATATGTTATCTGAATTGGCATTTACGTTTTCAAGTTCAATTTTATATACGGTTTCTATGCTAGTACTCGTGTCAATTTGTTTTTGCAAAAAGGTTAAATCACCAGTATTTGAACTATAATTTATTAATCCTCCAAGCTTGTAATAAGGTATGTTAACATCTTGTATTAAATTAATTGGTATAGTAGTATTAATATTTGCTGATGTTCCGTTGTAATTGTATGTTACATCTGCTAATATAACAGTATTAGAATTAAGTAAAACATCATTAATAGAATCTAAAAAGACACTATAAACAGTAATAATATCTTGTTCGTTATTATTTTGTAGAGTACTATCAATAACAATAGGAGCCAAAAAATCAATACGAGTATCAACAAAATTACTATCAGACGATTCAACGTGTGTAACCGAACTTATAATACCACTATTAAGTTCGTATATTTCATTGAGTGTAAAGTTTACATTTTGAAAAACAATGCTTGATATAGAGTGTATTCGCGAAGTAGTAGAAGGTTCTGTTACTAATACACCTCTGTTATTGTAGAATTTTAATATATCGTGATTTTGGCTGTACATTTCATTGTTATTTGCTGGTAAGTCTATTAAATAATAAGTAAATGGATTTTCATTGGGATCAATATACCATACAACAGGACATCCATGATTAGTTGTATAACTAGCAGAATTAGTTACGACCCCAGCATCAATATTACTAAAATTTAATGCTTGATTAACTGTCTTATAAAATTCTCCAAGTACCAATTCACCAAGAAGTCCAATATATGGTCCACTGTTAAAAGTGAATGTTACATCTCTAAGTTCAGAGTCATAATAATTGACTATATCGCTCACTGTCCAATCTAAATTGTTAAACGTTCTTGTATAAATACACGATGCGTCTAGGTTTACACCTCGCAATGTAACTTTATGTAGTTGATTAAACGGAACACCTGTAATATATGTCGTGATTTTACCATTTACGTTATTATAAATAATAGGCTTATAATTATAGTCAAGTTTGATGTTAGTATTTCTTTGAGTTACAATTATTGAATTATTAGTAATAATTGGCTCGGTTGAAGATCGTATATAAAGTTCTACAATACTATTTTCATCAATATCCATAGAGCTAGAAAGAATAGTAGAAATTACTGGACAAACACATAAACCTATTTCAAAATCTGATTCTTCGTCTGCATAGTCAAATCTCGAAGAAGCTACATCAAATATTAAATCTTTTTTATTATTATTAATAGCATTACTTAATGTCCATTCTTCATTTTTTAAAAATACATCGATATTAACGTCTACTAACGTCTGACGAATTACAATTTTATGTAAATGTGGTATTATACTTCTTCGCAAAAATAATTCTTCTAACGAGTTATTATAGTGTATATAATTACCTTTTGAATAATATTCTACTTTGTAATCATCTTCCGTTTCATCAGTATATTTTAATAACGAAAGAGGTATATTATCGAGTGTTACAAGACCATTTTTAAAAGAATAATAAAATACTGTATCTTCAGTAATATTTGAAGACGTAATATCAGTTTGTGTTATATTTAATCTATAAAACCGAGTAAATTGACTAGGACTTATGTAAATATTAATACCATCATTATTAATAGGTTCAAACTCGTAAAATATGTCATTTTGTGAAACATTTTCAATAGAAGCAGTATTACTATTATTTATATAAGTAATTACATTATTTTCATTAAGATTACTGTTTGTATCTAAATACGTGTTGCATAATTGCAGCGAATTTAATTTTTCAACATGTTTGTAAGTGCTCGAAAGATTTAAATAACCAAGACTTAATGTACCGTCGTATATAGAGTAATGTAAGAACTGGTCACATGTAATAAACTCCGGACTATTTACAAGACGTGTTATATGCTGTGTAAAATAAGTTTCGTTAATATTACTACTAGTAGATCCCCAATAATATTCAATAATAGTTCCTTTATTATTAATATCTAAACCAGCAATATTTGAATTGTTATCAAGTGTTTCAACACGTGTAAGTTGAAATAAATCAATATCACCAGTAAGACCAAGCGGACCAAGCGGACCCGATTGACCACCATTATATTCTATTACAAGGTCATTGTAACGTTCATTAACAGGATAAATATTGAGCATTGGTGAAACACTAGAATAAGACAAAGAGTTACAACCATTTAATAATGTACGACTAAAAACATAAGACGCATTCGTGTTTACATTGTAAATTTTTATTTTTTTAAAGGAAACTAGACTGTTCATTAGTAACCTAAATTTAGCATAATGTGGGTCGTATTCAATATGCTTGGTTGCAAAGTGTTCTGCCCCGGCATTTACTTCTATACAATCCAAATAAGTGTAAAAATTAACGGGATCATCTGGTAATGGAATACGTACAATAGTATCATTACTAATATAACTACTATTATCATTGGACGATTCAAGTGAATAAAACTTAGCAATTTCAAATCTAGTACTTGACAAAGTTACATTATTAGCTATTTCATAAGTTATTGACAAATGTTTTCTATTGACGTCATAAAATCCAGCTGGTGAATTTGTTTCACCATAAATAGACCACATAACTCCAATGTTATATAACGAATTAGTATTTAGATTAACATTAAAAAGATTGAGACTATGCAACTTATTTATTCTGTCTACATTACCATTATAACTCAATAATCCACTATTTGGATCGTAATTAAGCATTTTTGATGTACCTAAGTACTCGTTAGGGTAAATAACATCAATATTTAAAAGATAACATGTTCTTATAGGGTAGTCATTAGTTCCGTCTGTTAATATGTAATCAATCATAGTTACATCGGAAAAGTTACTATATTGCAAAGTTCTATTCATTATTTTGTAAAAAACAGCAATATCAATACCAGTAAACTTATAACCAGGGCTATTAGCAACATAAGTAAATGTTATGTCAAAGTAATTGGTATCGTATTGACCTACGTTACTAGTAATAGACCATTCGCCGTCAAAAACAGCAATACATAGATCGGGTACAATACAGTCTTTATCAATGTTAACAGAATAAAACTTAAAGTATTTTAATCCTAGCAGTAATACATTGGGATCAACATTTTCTATGTTTGTTGCTGTACTGCTATTGAATTCTACGTTTGCACGACCAGGCGAATACATAAAAGGAAAAAGTTTATAATCTTCTATTGTATTGTCTGTTTCAACAGCATTTACGCATATTTTATCGATTATCATAGTATCTAAAATATTTTCTCCTGCTTCAAGCGGAAACGTTAAAAATAATATTGTACTATCGTTATTTATTAAGCTTTCTTCTTGGTCTATTGTTTGATGGAAGCTACATATATGAATTCGTTCTTGAATACTTTTGAATGTGTAATAATCCCCTTCTAGACCATTATAATCAAGTTGGTAGTCAAAGCGTCCTGGTACTATTGTACTTGGTTCTTTTGTAATAGTCCAATCTGGGTGTATGTCTACGAATTCAATGCTTTGTGAAAATAAATTATTGTTTGTTCCTATTTCATTTGCTCCAATAATACGTATTGAAGAAATAGTTATAATATTTGTGTTGGTGTTATCAACAATAATTTGCCCAGCAGACGTTTCGTATTGTAATAGTGTTTGTTGAATAAATTCTTGGTTTAGCAAGAATTGCAATGAATAGTCACGCGTATTACTACCATCTGCATCGTCTACATTAACTGTTGATAGTCCCTTTTCAGATACCCAACTAAACCTAGTACCATAATTTATATTTGAGTCATAAATATTATTGCTATTATCTTTTTTTATTGCTATTCTACGAAATTGAGCAATTTTTCTTGCGCTATATGGGTGTTGATTAAGAATATAATAATCACCAACACCAACATAATTAAACGTTATATCATAAAATAATCCACCATTTTGCCCAGTTGGTACAGATGTAGCGTCCCATTGAGCATCTTTATACCAAATACAATCTGGACTACTAACAGTGAAATTAACGTTATAAAGTGTAAAACTATAAACTTTTTTTACTATGTGATCAGCTGTATCATTTCGAGCTACTAACTCGGATGTTTCATAATTATACGAAAGAATATTTCCCATAGTCTAATTTACACGGTTTACTACGTATTATATCCATAGTGAATAAAATAAAAAATAACACTTTAATATATACAACATTCGTACTATCTACTATCATGGAAGATACATACAAGATTTACACATCAATGTTTACTATTCAAGTAAACTCGCAAAATGCTGCGTTTGCAAATAATCAATATGATTGTCATGCTGTTTCAAAAACAAAAAATACAGTGGTATCTTTAACACATGGTGCTAACCAATAAAAAAAATATAACATCATAATATAAGGAATGGATTTTTCAATAGATAAGGTACTTGAACCTATCCAAGATGCAGTTATAAACATTGAAAAAGTAGCAGATAATGTTACATCTATGCAAAAAAGAATAACTGCAGATGTAATTCGAAATATTCCAGAAATACCCGATCCCTCTACAATGCCAAAACCAAGCGATGTTTTTAATTTGACTGAGCTTATTAAACGTGTTGGTGAAGACGTGCGAAGAGTTATAACAAGTATTCCTTCGTTGGTATCGTCTGTTGGTTCTCTTCAATCAAATTTAGAACAAGTTGATTTTACTTCTTTGTCTGATGTTATTAAAGACACGAAAAACTGCGATTTACCCATTTGTAATGTTATTAATGGCATGGAACAATTGCTTGACGTTGATAACTGCAATGACACAAACTGCAAGCTTATTCGTGAAGTAAGAGACGTACTTGTAAATGGTAATCTTGCAAGCTGTGATCTTTATGCATGTAGTTGGTTAGAACAAATTATTGGTGCAATTGATGATCCAGAAGGTTGTGACTTAGAAATATGCAAACTTGTACGTGAATATGCGAATATTGCTAACCTTAAAAAAATGTTAAGTGGTATAGCTCAAAGTGCCATTGACAGTGTCAAACAACCTATATTAATGGGGTTATCTGCAATAGTAATAACAATTATTGTTATGTTTTTAATGCTTCTTTATCTAGTTTTCAAATAAAATATTATGTAGAGTATAATGCTTAGTGACATATATAATTTTACAAAATATGAAACTGAACTTGCCAATAGTGCAGACAAACTTATAAACAATAATATTCAAGGTCTTGAAAGAACTGCAAAAATTGTAGAAAATTTAGGTCTTAGTGACCCCAATTGCAATACTAGTTATTGTAAAGTAATAAAAAACATGGATAGCATATTAAATGTCGACAATTGTAATACTCCATTATGTGAGTCATTTAAATCTGCACGTGATCTTGTTATGACAGGTAAAAAATGCGAACAGCCGTTTTGTAACTTCTTCGAACACATTGATACCATGCTAAAAGACCCCGAAAATTGCAATAACGGTTTATGCAATTTTGTAAAAAATTTATTTGGACAAGATTTTTTATCAAACCTTTTAATGACAATAATAAATTTCATTCTTGGTCCATTTAAAACACCACTTATCACGTTTCTTATTATTATTGTAACAATAGTATTAGTAATGTTTGCTATATTAACTTATTTAATATTTTTTAAATAACAAGCAAATACTTGTCACGTAATATCGAGCATGCTGTTTTTACTTGTCTACTAAAAAGCTGTGGAAATTGCAATATTTCATCTGTATCTTTCCAACATATTTCTTCAATCTCTTCATTGTCATAATCTGAAAAGTTATCTATTTTTTCGTGTAATTGTACATCATAAATAACTGATTTACAAATATAATATCTATCCATACTTGGTTTAATTTCATCGTCTTCGTTTATAGAGCTATCAAGATCAGAGTAGTCACTACTACATAGCATAATATCGCTGTTAATATAACTCGAAATATCAATACCGGTTTCTTCTTTTACTTCTCGAATAGCAGTGTCTTGAATACTTTCATTTTTTTCTTGTTTGCCTTTTGGTAACGAATAAACTTTTGCTCTAGTATTTTTTACAAGAAGCATTAAAATTTTTCCATTATTTGTATGGTAATGAATCATTGCGCCTGCAGTAGGAATATTTTTTTTGTAATAATTATATTTTGTTTTTAGTTCGTTATTTTTTAAATAATTCCATTCTTCATTAAAAATATTGCATACACGTTTGAAATATTGTGAAAATGTATGTCTTGGGTAATAAGGTTGATGACAACAGTATTGCCAATATGTTTTTTCAACTTTTCTCATTGTATCCATAGACGATTCATACTCACTTATATCAAAATCTATGTGTTTTGTCATGTCTTTTATTATTAAGTCTAATTCTATGTCATTGTATTCTACGCTCATATTGTATAAGACTTTTTAAACTTATATACTTATATAATGAATAATTAAACAAATCATTTTTTAAAAAATATCTTGCCTGCAGTAAGGGCAAAATGTTTTTTTCGAAAGGTCTACCCAGTTAAATAAACAAGCTTTATGATACATATGACCACATTGTTCCATAATAACTATGACATTGTCCTTTTTAATATTATTTAAACATATGCAGCAATCTACTGAGGTAGAACCTTGTGAAACTTGTGAATCTTGTGAACCTTGTGAACCATTAAATTTCGTAGTTTTAAAGAGCTTATATGCTGGAATATATCCAATATTTACAAATTTGTAACTATTATTAGATTGCATCACTTTATTTTCAAATACTTGTGTTTCTTGCAAATTTTTTAAATCATAATTTATGTTATATGACGACATAGTTTTATATTATACAATTTATTTTTGTTGTATATTTTAACGCTAAAATACTGTTAAAAATAAATTAAAAAAAAATAGTTTAAATGGAAAATAAATTAGAATTTGAAAATAGACTAAAAGATTATATAGGTAACCCATATATTGTAATATTCAATAATACCAAAAAAGCATTTGAAGTTGCTTATGAAATAATAAAAAAAGAAAAAAAAGAAAGTTTAACTATTATTTGTCCAGTTAATTGCGAAATAGAAAAAGAAACAGTAATTAATGCAGATATTGATCCAAATAATGGTAACATATTTATGCTATCCATACTCGATAAATTAGAAAACAACATAATTGATGCAATACAGGTAAAACACAATGGAGGAAGACCAGTAGACTTAAATGATCTAATTAATATTCAAAAGAAGTACAATAATATACCTATTATTGAAGACTGCACGGAAGCATTTGGCAGTGAATACAACAATAAAAAACTAGGTAATCACAATAATATTTGCGTTTTCAGTATGCAAATATTCAACGAATTGAGTAATAATGTTTGTGGTATACTTGCATTACCAGATAACGAGTCTTATTTATTTGCAAAAAGTAAACAATTGAATGTTAGTTATGAAATAACTAGTCATGCAATGATTTATATAACTCATATAAATGAAATAATAAATACTATGAGCAGACACGCAGTATATTATTACCAAAATATAAAAAGCAATTATGTTATATCTATGCCTTATAATAAAAATAAAAATCTTAATTTCAGCTATGGAATACGAGTAAAATTCAAAGACGAATTCATACATTATATGAAATCAAAAAATATTGAAGTCAAACAAACTGTGCATGACTCTTCTTCTTCAGTTTATCCTCTTTACAATATTTACAACAACCAAACAGTATTCTTACCCGTTGGATGGTGGTTAACCTCGGATGAAATAAAGCATATAGTCCATAGCATTAACACATTTTACGTCAGATTTCCATTGGAGTATAACAATTGTGTTTATTAATTTATTGTTAAAATTAAATAAGTAAAATTTAACATGAAAAACCGAGTTATTATTACGGGAGGATGTGGATTTATTGGACATCACATAGTAGAACACTTTCTTATTTGCACTGACTGGGACATAATAGTCATTGACAAACTTAACTATGCAAGTCTTGGGTATTCACGACTAAAAGACATTGGTGCTTACGACGACAAAAGAGTACAAGTGTTTTGCTATGACTTATCAATCCCATTAAGCGATGGTCTTATAAAAGAACTCGGTAACATAGACTACATAATACATATGGCAGCAGAAACACATGTTGATAACAGTATAAAGGACCCAATACTTTTTGTTAAAAACAATGTTATGAGCACGTTGTATATACTCGAATATTCAAAAACACTCAAGAATCTTAAAAGTTTTATATACTTTAGCACCGACGAAGTATTTGGACCAGCATTAGGAAACAAATTATACAAAGAATGGGATAGACACAATCCAACAAATCCATATTCGGCATCTAAATCTGCAGCAGAAGGAATTTGTTTGTCTTATCAAAACACTTATAAAATACCAATACGAATTATTAATGTTATGAATGCTTTTGGTGAGCGTCAATACATGGAAAAATTTATTCCAAATACTATTAAGAAGCTATTAAACAATGAAACTATTATTATCCACAGTTATCCAGGAAATCAAAAAGCAGGAACTCGATTTTACATACACGCACGTAATATCGCAGCAGCCGTGCTTTTCATAATAAAGAATGGTACAAACGGAGAAAAATATAATGTTACTGGTGATAAAGAAGTAAGTAATTTGGAAATAGTGCAATTGATTGCAGGTATTATGGAAAAGGAATTTGATTATGTTATGGTTGACAATGTAGCAGATAGACCAGGGCATGATTTACGCTACGGTCTTGATGGTTCAAAAATGCAATCTATGGGCTGGGAATTACCAGTATCTTTTGAAGAAAGTTTGAAAAAAACTGTGTTATGGACACTAAATAGACAAGAGTGGTTAAATTAAAAATATTTTTAAATGAATACCATTTATAGTAATGGTATTTGAAAATGCTGTTTTTTCTATGTGGATAGGAACAAACGAACTAAGCATACTCGAACAATCTTGTATAAATTCTTTTTTAGAAAAGGGTACTTCATTTACACTGTATGTTTATGACAATTTAAATAATATTCCACATGGAACAATAGTAAAAGATGGTAACATGGTAGTACCAAAAAAGAAATATGAAAAGTACAATAATCCGAGTTATTTTTCAAATCTTTTTAGATATACATTGTTGTACGAAATAGGCGGAATATGGGTAGATATGGACATGATATGCTTAAAACCATTGGATATCATACTCGACCAAGACTACATATTTTCTTGCGAACTAAAAAACAATAACCAACATACAAATGCCGGCATAATAGGTTGTCCATCTAAATCGGATTTAATGAAAGACTGCATAAATGAAGTTAAAAAACTAGTCAATTCTAATAAAAAAATAGTACAAGGTCTTCTTGGTCCAAAAGTATTAAAAAAGTTTGTAACAAAATATGAATTGGATTATTTAGTATCTCCATATTACGTGTTCTGTCATTACGGGTACAAGGAAATTGAAAAAATATATTACAGTTATAATTTCCAAAGCGAAATATTAGACGACAAAGAAGTGCTATGTATTCATTTATGGAATAATGTTATTCAAAATACAATCAAAGATTATCCAAAAGAAAATAGTTTGTATTATTACATTGTAAATAGGTTCAAACCAGATCCTGATTTTTTAGTTAACCATAATTACGAGTGTTTTGACTTTAAATTTTTAAGCAATGAAATAAGCGGTAGTTTTTCAAAAAATAACAAAACAATTATTTGTTACGATGAATATAGTGCTTATTATACAAAACAATGTGTACCATCTTTGAATATAGTGTTAGTAAAAAAAACTTTTAATAAATTTATTTATGACGTTAATACACGCAATAACAATGTGTATAAACTAATCGATGTTATTAGTTATCAAGACTATAAAATTCGTAATACCCAATACAAGAACCGTGTTAAAACGGTTTTAGAAAATATATAATATAAATATATTCACATAAAGTATAAGTATATGAATAATTTTGGAAGAAATCATTTTACCAACGTTGACCAAGCATATACACACCAACTGTATAAAAGCGCAAATGCCCATTTATATGACCCACAAAACCCTGTTAGTGAATCTATATATGATCATACTTTTAAAGGCTCATCAAAAGTATCTTCAAAAATAGATTCGTTACTCGTTATTGATAGCTCTGACAGAAATACTAGTAAATACCCAGATACCAGCACATACAAGATACCTTTGAAAAACCCTTACAAGGATATAACTTCCATTGAGCTTATTAATGCTGATTTTCCAAGTACTTCATATACTATCAATGACTACAATAATGTTATAAGATATCAACAAACAGTTACACAAAGAAACAGTATACCTCCATCTTCGTCTTATTCGGAAATAACATTGTCACCAGGTAATTGGCCTGTTTTTCACTCTACTGATACAGATATATGTGACATTATTGTTGATCAATTGGTCCAAAATGATTCAGCAATTCAAAGTGGACTTACCGATATAGAATATACTGTAACCGCAAATGAATATACACAGCAATTTAATATTACCAAAAAAGTAACAAATACTACAAATGCTGATTATGACGAATACCGAGTGTTTAATTTATTATTTAATGACGGTGAAACACTAAAATACAATGACCATCAAAATAATATATACGACGAATCTCAATTAAAATATCCTCCATATTCTATTGCACCAATAATAGGATATATGCCGCATAACAGTCTTCGAGACGCACCTAGTCTTTCAAATCAAGAAATGACACACGTAAGTGACATGGCATATAACCTACATTATGACAGGTATCTTGTCTTAAAAATACGAGGTTTAGAGCGTGTTAATTCTCCAACAGATGCAGTGGATGGTGCATTTGCTATTATAAATCTTGATCCATCAACATACAAATTTAAATTTACAAAAAGATTTGCAGGTTTCGATAACGAAGCATATGTAAAGTTTTTTAATCCAAGATTACCGTCTTTAAACGAGCTTGATATTCAAATTACGGATCGCGAAGGAAGACCATTTTTATTCAATGGTGGTAATCATGTATTGCAATTCCAAATTTCAACAAGTACTGCACAAGAAAAGCTTGATTAATATAACATTTCAACCATTTCACTGTAATAGTCTTCTATTTCGTCGTCATCACTATATTCTACGAGATCATCCATTTGACCACCTCTTAAAGAAGCATCATCATCATCTATGTCCCCTATGTCTCCTATGTCCCCTATGTCCCCTATTTCTCCTATTTCCCCTATGTCTCCTATTTCCCCTATGTCTCCTATTTCCCCTATGTCCCCTATGTCCCCTATTTCTCCATTACTTTCAATGTCATAATTTCTTATTCTTTTTGATGGTGACTGGTCTTCATCATCAGACAGTACCAAAGGGTTTTCTAGAGATTCGTGTATTCGCTTATTTGTGGAGATTTCCCCTTCGTCATCAGATGACAAAAATTCATTATTGGTTCCGTTTGCAGGAGGCGATAACCACCATGCATCATTACCAGAAGAGCTTCCTACTTTATCATCATCATCATCATCATCAAACAAGCTTTTTTTGACAATATTGTCGTCAAATAAATGTCTAAAAGGGCTTGACCGAGGACGTTCATTAACAACACGAGTTTTTCCTTTTTTATTATCTATTTTTAAAGTATTTGTTACATCTACATAGGTAGACTGTAAATTTTTAATTTTTTCATTCATAAATTCAATGTTAACATCTGGATTACATATTAAAACTTCTGAATGAAAATAATCTGAACTACCAAATGACTTTGGTAACGATTTTATTGCATAACCGTTAAAATTATTTTTATGTAAAAAGTTTGCAACGATTTTATCTTCATTTGGTTCCGAATGACGTGTTACACTATTATTAACTATTGGAAATGTATATTTTAATGCATTAACAAATGCTTGATCATTCTGTGTATTACCAGTTGAAATAAGCATTTCAATAGTATTTACTTCATCCATTGCTAATAATTTTAATGAATTTTTTAATTTATATTTATAAATTATTCCGTAAGTAGAAGCTGTTTTTTCGTCTATTGCATACCATTCATAAATATGCCATTTATTAATACGATTTATATCTTTTAAACCTTTGTAAAATTCAAAACCGGCTTTTACGTTATAATAATTAACACTTTCTTCTTGGATTTTTTCAAAGGGTAATTCCATTATAAATTGTACTTTTATTTTATTTTTTATTTTAAAATGAACAAGTTTAACAAGTTTATTCAAACTTGTAACACAAATTTAGTTTGTACAATTACTTTTAGTATTTATGACATAGTAGATCATGTTTTAGTAATAAATCACAAAACAGATACAGAAAATGCTAATACTATTAAAACAATTTTAGAGCATTTATGCATTGACTATACTTTTATAGAACCAATACAAGCAAAAAAAAGAAATAAAAATATTAATCAACAAGAATGTTCTTATTATTTAACGTGGATTGAAATATTAAATAAATATAACGGTACTTTACTAATTATGGACAATGACGTAAGACCTATTACTAATTTTCATGCTATGTTTTCATTTATTTACAAAACTATTCCAAGTAATTGGGAAATAATTTATTTGGGTGGATCACAGCATAATTGGAACTATGTAAATACAAACAAATATCCGTTTTGTTATGAAGCGTATAATACAAAAGGAAGCTTTGCATTACTATTAAATAATCCAAAAAAAATTTTAAAAATACTTGAAACTTACGATTTAATTTGCCCACTTGACGAAGCCATCAATAGCATGACAAGTATACACAGGTATGTAATGAAACCAAATATTTTTATATCAGATGTTTCTATTAGTAGTATTCGAAAAAATAGAATGCAAATAACACAACATGCAAACAAAATGAAATGGGAACTTAATTGTTATGATTATTTCAAATATTTTAAACCACATGTACTGCTAATATGCCATAGTTCAATACAACAATCCTATTTAAATACGTGTATTATGAAGGTAAGTTATAAAAATAAAAAAGAAGTATACAAAAGTAATTTTGCAATAAACAACAAAATTTGTTTTGTAATAATTGCATTGAAAAAAATCAATGAATTTTTCTTTGTTGAAAATTTAGTAAATAATTTCGTAAATAATAATTATACTTACATCAGTTCCATAGAAAATATACAAACATTTAATAAAAATAAAATTATTTTAAAAAATGAATAAAAAATTAGTAATAAATAACATGGACGAATCTGTAAAAAAATTGGTAAATATTCTTAAAAATTCAAACGAACAATTTAGAATATGCATTGATTCTAATATTGGTGGTGGTAAAAGCACACTACTAGAACTTTTGTCGAAAATACCAGAACTAAACAATCTTACTGAGTTCTTATTTGAACCAGTTGAGCGATGGCAAAACATTGGACATTACAATCTTTTGGAATTGTTTTACAAAGACCAGCAAAAATACTCGTATATATTTCAAACAATGACTGTAATTACACGTATGGAGATGCACGACAATGCAAACAAAGAAAAGTTTATTATTGGTGAACGTTCTTGGTTAACAGATAAAAATGTGTTTGTAGAACAACTCTACAAAGATAAAATGATAAACGATGTTGAATACCATTGCTATAACGAATGGTTTAATTATTGGTCAAAAAAATCTAAACTCGATGGAATACTGTATATTGACACAGATCCAAAAGAATGTTATCGACGCAAGCACGAATTGCGTAAGCGTGAAGAAGAAGAATCCATTCCATTGATTTATCTTGAAAACCTAGATAATCGCCATAAAGAATGGTTAAATAACGAAACAATACCAATTGAAAAAGTAAATGGTAATGTAAATTTCAAAGACGACCAACAAGAACTAAGTAAAATAATAGATAGTATTACAAGACTATTGCAAAAAATAAAGTAAATATTTGGGTTATCTTTTCATAAAAAGATAAACCAGTAATAAAGTAATTTTATTTTTTTCTTTTTTTATTTTTTATTTTTTATTTTTTTATTTTTCTTTTCTTTTTTCTCGCTCTTCAAGAAACTTCTTTGTCATGTTAACCAAAATGCTGATATCCACGTTAGAGCAACCCATTATGTAGTCTCTTACATAGTTTTCACGCCATCGAAAATCAAGATGTCCTTGACGCGGAATATTGTCATTCTTGTGAATAATATCAAGAATATGCGTCTTTGATTCCCGTGCGTTGTTCTGAATACCATACATCTTTTTAACATGATGATACAAGTTCTTCTGTAATGGATGCTCCATAGGAAGAATCACAGTTTCCTTTTTGAGATATTTTTTAAACAACATATCACAATAAACCTGAATGTAATAGTTAGTTTTGTTAAGAATCTCCAAATGCTTACTGAAATTGTATGCAAATAACTCAATTTTGTAATGTGGTTCTCGCAATACATTGATGATCATGTTATTCACATGCGATTCATTACCCTTAATAATTTGCAGCTCTTCATACATCCAGTTAGATACACGAATAGTATCTCCGTTTGTAAGCACAATGCTATATAGCGTATGTGGATGGATTACTGTGTTTGTTTCGTCGATCACCCAGTCAGAATATGTATTCAGACGCATGTAGTGATCTGGAAGATTTACGTCAGTAACAAGTTCAAACGACTTATTTCTTGCTTCCTTGAAAAACAAACCATGTTTGTATATTTCAATGATTTGCAAATAATCAGGGTTACACATGATGAAATAGTAAGACAACTCTTTGTCCAAGTCTTTTTCCATGTCACCTCCAATAGCTTCGAGTGTTTCTTGAAATAGTTCCAAGAATGAACGCTTGTTTTGCCAATGACCATCAGCATAAATCAAGCTTGATGTAGATACATTCCAAGTACCGTTATCATAATAAACTCGTATCAATGGTCCATCAATATGATCTTGATAATAATCAACAAGATCAGTGATACCATTATTCTCCAATAGCTTGTACATAGATTCAGTTTGTGTTACAACGATTTTAAACGGTGTATGACAAACATTTACAAGCTCATAACTTTCTTTTTCTTTTTCCTCCCATATTGATCCTCTAAGCATTCTTATATAATGCTTTTCAATTTCAGGGCAATCTTTGTCGACTGGTTTAAGCAAACACAGTGAATTTTCACGCTTCGAGTTTTTAACCATTTTTAGTTGAGGTGGTATATCACATGCTAAAAGTGTGCGTGGATATTCAACATTTTCATGTTCATACTTCATTGTATTATAAGTATGTTCAACTTTGTATTCTTGGCTAGGGACAAACTCGTCGGATTGTACCACTGCTTCTTCGAGAAAAGATTGTTCTTTATCGCCTTCGATAACGTCAAAAAAAGATGATTCTTTGTTCATAGATGTATTTACTTATAATTCAATCATTTTTTAAAACGCTTTGAAAAACACACTAAATATTTATAGAATAATGCGTGTATTGGTAACAGGCGGTGCAGGTTTTATTGGGTCGCATATTTGCGACGAATTAATAAAACAAGACCATTATGTGCTAGTTATTGACAATCTTTCAACTGGAAGCATAAAAAACATCGAACATTTGCAAGGTCATAAAAATTTTATGCTTATTGTTGCTGATATAACAGATAAAGACTGTTGTTATAATATTATGGATAATTATGATCTAGATGCAGTATGTCATCAGGCAGCATTAGGATCTGTTCCACGATCCATTGCTACGCCCGACATTACACACGACTCTAATGTAATCGGATTTTTCAATATTTTAAATAATGCCCGTATTTTAGGCATAAAAAGATTTGTATATGCGTCTAGTTCCAGTGTTTATGGTTCGGATACAAACAGTCCAAAACTTGAATCAATAATGGGACAACCTCTTTCGCCTTATGCTGTATCAAAGTACATAGACGAAGTATATGCACAAGTATTTACTCGTTGTTACAACATGACAACGATTGGACTAAGATATTTCAATATTTTTGGACCAAGGCAATCACCAAAAGGTCCTTATGCAGCAGTTATTCCAAAGTTTATAAATCACTGTAATAACAACGAACAAGCTCAGATATACGGAGATGGTAGCTATTCACGTGATTTTACTTACGTAAAGAATGCTGTATACGCAAATATAATGGCATTAACAACTACAAATGAACAAGCATTTGGACAAGCATACAATATTGGTAGTGAAGAAAATACATCAATAAATAGTCTATATTCAATCATAGCACAAGAATGCAATAAATCACATATTAGTCCAATATACAAAGAACCACGTCAAGGTGATGTACCACATTCTATGGCATCCATAGAAAAAGCACAAAAATATATTGGCTATAAGGTCATTGTACCTTTTAGACAAGGAATAAAAGAAACAGTTAATCAGTCAAACACGTCGCAATCATAATAGCATTATTTATATGCCCATTATTAAATTGTATTTGATGCATTAATGGGTTTTGGGGAACAGAACTTAAATTTCCTAAGAAAAGTTGCCAATTTGGAAACATTAAATTACTTGCAGCACTAGACCAATTCAATGTTGTATTTGGACTAGTTATTGTAACAACACCGTTTATTACAAGGTTTGCATAATTAGACAATACATTATTTCCACTAAAGGAATTTGAAGTATAACTATCTGGTTTTATGCTAGTAAATGTAGAAAAAAGTTCATCGTTATTTTCCCAAATAGACCATTCACTAGGTGTCCAATTAGTACTTGTATCTAACCACGAAAAAATATATTCACCGTATTTAGATGTACAAAAAGTACCACTACATTGAATAAGCCATTTACCAGGTGTAAGATTAAGACTTAATAATATTTTTCTTTCTTCGACAGGTTGAGTATAATCCATTGAAGTATTTAATACTGCTACTTTAGTTTCATGTTCATGGAATACACGTAATTGTGTATCTAAGAAAAAAGTATCTTGTAATTTAAGTGTCATATATATTAGAATTAGAAAGAAACACAATATGCTGACACGCTATATGATAAAGATGTTTCATTAACCAAATCATTGTGTACATTTAAAATATTTGGATCAAATATTACTTTTGATGCACTACTTGACTCGCATGTTGTACACCAAGAAATAACAGTATTTTCACTGCTTGAGTCGTAAACCATTAAAGACTTAATAGGCATATTATTGTTTTTTAAGGTATTTGGTGTTGAATAATAATGTATGCTAAATGACGCTGATAAACCAGGATGACTAGCAAGATGCTGAAAATAGTCGTTTCCATAAACAGCACCATAATCACCTCCAATAGCTTGGTCAGAAAAATAAAAATATTTTTTGTTTTCTAAGTCGAAGCTTCCTGTTCCGATGACTATCCATTTTCCTTTTCCTAATGTTACACTCCCAAGTATAACTTCTTTATGACCATCTTCTGTAACACTAGTATAATAGTTATTTATAACTGGAAGATTTTCTTGCAAGCACGTGTTATCATAATTAATTAAATAATTTCTTGATGTAAATTGAATGTGATTATTGTATATTCTTTTTGCAAAGGAATATATCAAAGAAGTTTCAATATCAGAATGTATGGAAATATTTTCCAAAGAGCTGCTATTACGCTTCCAGCCTAACTTTATAACTGGGTTATTGAATATGTGCCCTAATCCACCGATACTTCCTATTTTATATGTTTCATAAATCGAAGACAATTCAATACCATTAATGTCGTTGTAAACAAATTTAAAATCTAATTTATTACTGTTTTCACTATTTACATAAGGCGTCATTGTCCAGTCATTGGATATAACATTATAATATGACCCAGCCTTGTTTACACAGCTATAAATAGTAAACTCATAAAGTGTGTCTAACTTGGTATTATTATTTTTTAAGTAAACAGTATTGTCTACAAGATTTATGCCAAGTACGTTACCCATATAGATTAAAATAGCAAAATAAAATATCTCATTACACTATAAATACGTGTATTTAAAATGACGCAAAAATATGGAAACAACACCAATGGTAATGCTTGGATGCGTGATTTTAACACGCAATACCCTATTGATGTAGGAGACATAACGTTTCCTACAATAGAATATTATTTGCAGTATAAGCGTTATATATACATTATGGGTATAAGTAATGCAACGCTAGCATTAAGTGCTTTGAAAAAAACTAAAACATATTTTAAAATGCTTGATGCCATAAATACTAAAAATAATCCAGCATATATTGATACTGGAATGTTAGATGAAAATACACTACAAGAGGTATACAATAACCTATATCATGACTACATTTATGCACGGTTTTTAAAAGCACAACAATACCCTGTTATAAAGAAAAATTTAATGAACATGTACAAAGATACTAAGGTTAACCCCAACCCGCAAGAATTTTTGTATTGCGACTTCGAAGAACACAGTCCATCAAAAGATAAACTAAAAATTAGTCTTATGCACATAACGTGCGTAAGTAAGGAATTTAAAACACGTGGAAACCAAGACGATCCATGGGCAATTGTATATAATATGTTCACAGTTGATCACAAAGATGATCTACAAAAGAAGAAAGAGGAAAATTAGACGTCGTTACTTTATACATGTTTGATGAAATAGTTTTCAATAATTCTTCGTCATTTAGTGCATTAGAAATAGTTTCAATAATTTGATTGTCGCTCATATTATTATCAATATGTACATAATTATTTTTCCATATTTGTTTGCCATCTTCCGGCATGTTACCAAGTATAACTGAACCCGAAAATGAAGTTTCGAAGTATTTACCAAGCAAATAATCTAAACACGAAGATGTACATAGTGTTAATCTTGATCTAGAAATTAGCTTGGAAAGATTTGCATTGGATATTGCTGCATTGTACCTAAAATAGTTTCTTGGTCTAGGAATTCTATGCACAATAATACCGTTATTTTTTCCTTCTTCCAAAAGTAGATTTATTACTCTGTTTCTAAAACTATAATATTTTGTATTGTCATTACCATACAATAAAACGTCATACTTTTTTTCTTGGTTATAATTTTTAAAATATTGCGTATCAATATGGTGTGGTATCCAAATAACTTTTAAATTTTTTGTTGCAGACAATACGGTGTTAATGTTTTTAGTATTTTTATATGGTGTTATTATACCGGTTATATTGTACTTATTTAAATAACTTATTAGTCCCTTTAGCCCATCTTTATAATCTTCATTGTGTAAGTCTTGTACCATAATGTATTTTTTGATATTATTGCAAGATATAAGCGGTTCAATAATTTCGTTTACTGTTTCTTCGTCTTCAAGGTGTTCAATATAATTTGAATAAAAAGCGTGATTACGAGTATAATATTTATTTATTGGTATACCATGCCAACCAAAAATAATAGTTTCGTAGTCATTGTAGTTTATATTTCTTAAACTGTTACCAAAGTCGTACGTATCTATTCTGGGATCGTCTTTTAAAGCTTGACACTTAAACGGATACGTCTTAGATGCCCAGTTTTGAAATATTTTATAATTTTCAACAAACAGTATCATTTTATTAAAAACAAGAAAAAAGTTATTCTTTTTATACGAGACAAATAGTTTCACCATAAATAGATTCATAAATATTTTTTGAAGCAACTGGACCAACTTTTCGTCTTAAATTATTGTCTGTTTTATATGAAAGATTTTTTAGTAAATTTATTTTTGATTTTTCGTTTTCACATTTTTCATATGCATTAAAAAGCGAAGAAAAATTTGGATAACTATTTGCAATGCATTCTGCGATTGTTAACGAAACACTTTTTACCATGCATAATTGTTGTACAAAAACATTATGTGGGTTCATCATTGTTTTTTTCTTTGTTTTTAGTGATGCTTCATTATAATTACAGCTATGACTAGCATGTTTTGATTTTTCCTTAATTTTTTTATATAACTGCATAATAACCTGTTCAACATTTTCCTGTTCAATATCTTCTATTATGCTTACTTTATGTTCCATCATAAGTATACATTTAAGTGCTAATATTGTTTCTTCGCAGTTTTTTAACTGCAAAACTTCATAACTCTCTTTTGAAATTAATGATAAAATACAACTTTTTAATGTAGCTTCAGGTATGTTATAGTTGTTGTTTATTTTGCCTTCTATAAAATAGACTACTGAACAACCAGTTGTTTTGGATAACTCATTTAATCGATATTTTTGTTCCGAATAACGTCCGTCTTTTATTGATGCAGCAAGATCTGCATAAGTTTTTCGTTCAATTACCATAATAAGCTGGTCATCATTCCAAAATTGAAAATCACCAATGGACAGCTGTGCAGTTTCATAGTCTATATTAAGATTTTTTATAACTGCATGTTCTCTGTTGTCTACAATTAATTTTAACATTTATTTGTTTCTTTTTATTTGTTTGTTTTTAATAATAAATTCTCAAGCATTCAAGTATTCAAGTATTCAAGTATTCAAGCATTCAAGCATTCAAGCATTAAGCACAAACCATAAAGAAGCCATTCTCTAATTCAAACTTTTTCCCCCCGTTTTGCTTTTCAAAATTTTGACTAATGGATTTTCTTTTAATAAAAAATATAATTTTTTAAAAGCAGTATTCGGTGGAACTTTCATAATATAATATACCTATTATTTTAGTTTAAAAATTAAAATAGCATTATACTATAATGGAGCTATCAAAAGATATGATTTTAAAGTATGTACACCTCATAGAGGAGTTCAAACAAAAAGACAAAAAAATAATAGATTTAACAAGTCGTATGAACACGATTCAACAAAATAACCGTGATTTGTATTCAATGTTTCAAACAGATCCCAATAACAGGGACATTCAAAATGCGCTTAATGCAGCTACAAATGAATACAATAATCTAAAAAAGGAAAAAGAAGATTATTTAAAAAGTACATTCAAACTTTTTATTGAAAAATGTCCAAAATCAATAGCAACAATGGTAATGGATGATGCAGTTAATTTTGAATTACTAGAACATGTGCTAACACAGTTTAATGATTTAAATAGTGGCAAAATATCTTACAATGAAGGTCTCAACAACGGACTAGAATTTATTAAAAAGGTTAATAATTTACCAGACGACTTTTTCCTTAAACAATAATTATTTATTTAACATAGTGTTTATCATACTGTAAAGCTGGATTTTATTATGATTTTTAAACATTATAAAATTTGTTGCACACATAAGCAAATAGTCTTGGTCTTCTTTTGGAAAATCCGGATCCAATATGTCCATATACAGCAATGTTTTTTCTATGATATCAAAAATGTCTGTTATGTCGTACCCATTTTGTAATAATGAATTAAGTTCCATATAAGCACCATTTGCATTACCATTTTTACAATTATTGATTATTAATTTTATACATTCATAAGAAGGTATATCAACAAGTTTATAAAAATTGTCTAATGATAAATCATCTATTCCGCTCACTAGCTGAAGTATATTAAAAAGTTTTCTTATGTCCCCATTACAGTTAATACAAATAGCACGCTGTACATCTTCGCATAATTTCAAATTTTTAGCATCACATACCTTATTCATTACATAAAATATTTCAGAATAATAAAGTTGTGTCATATTAATTACCATAATATTGCACAATAGTGTATCACTTAATGTATGCGTGTTATTTGCAGTAAAAATTATTCGCAAATTATTGTCACGTAATAAATTTAAAAATAAGTGCTGTGTATCGGCTGGAGTAGTATCTATGTCATAAACAATAATTATTTTTAATTTTAACTGCGAGTTTGCACTATGAATAAAATCATCGATATTTTTGTTGTCAATTATTAATTTATTATTTGTATAAACTTTGTTTCTATTAATAGAGCTATAAAGCTCTAATAAATTTGTTTTTACGTTATTACCCAAAGCGTTTTTTGCTATTAGTTTTGCAAAAGTACTTTTACCACAACCATGTGGACCAATTAAAAGCATAGAAACAAAATTATTTGGACCAATATTTTTTATTATTTCTTGGTTGCCTACGATGTCATTTATGTTATTAGGACTAAACTCATTTGTCCAAAGAGGTTTTTTGCGATTATTTTTTATTGGATCAGTAAAATTCATTTGTAATAAAATAATTTATTTTTAACTGTATATTTGCTGATATAATTGTTCTAATGTAATGTTATAATTTAAACCAATTTTTATGTTTAATACTGTTTGATTGTCCACACAATAATATCTAATTGTATCTATGATAAACAGCATAAAATTCTTTTTTGTTATCATAGAGTCCATAATATTGGAAATCTTGTACATGGCATCAAAATCAGGTATTTTCATAACATTTTGTTCTTGAATGTTTTTATGTGGGTTATTACAAGCAAAATAACCAGTTTCTTTTGAATTTTTGTGACTAAAATATCCATAAAAAAGTTCTAGTTTTCTGTCATGAAATAGCTGCAAATTACAATTAAAATTTTTAAAAAATAACACTATTCGTGTACCCCGTTCTTCATCATTAATTACTTTTTCAGAAAGCACGCAATTACGTGTTAAATTATCAATATAAAGCCTATTTTTATTTCCATTGTACCATGGACGACACATAATAAATTTTTTGTAATCTGCATATTTATCATTTAATTTGTAAATTTGTTTTTCTATTCTGTAATCTGCGAGTAAAAGTTTTAAACAATCGTATATTTTTGCCTGATCGTCGGTCCACTTTGTTTCGCATTTTAGTTTGTCAGAAACATATTTATAAACACTTTCAGCCATTTGTGTTAAAATAGTAAATTAATTGTGTAGTTTTACGTATATATGCTTTTAGAAAAATTATTATTAGCATTAGCAATTTCATTGCTTGTATTTTTAATTCATTATTATACAGGTACAATTGACATATGGTATATGCCATGCATAGAATTATTAATAGGTATTATTTGTTATGAACTTTTTTACGGTATGTACAGCAGTTACAAAGACTATAAAAAATATATTAATAGATCAAACAATGTAGTTTCACCAACTCCCATAGGATTAGATGAAGTAACACGGATAAATACTCTTGAAAATTCAAAACGTAGTGAACAGCAAATAATCGATAAACTACAAAGTGTTAATTTCAATAACGTAAGTCAAGTCAAAAAATTTAGAGCCGACGAAAAAATAATAAATGATATCGAGTTTGAAAACGGTGTTGAAGAGGAACAAATGACAGATACTTCAATATCAGAAACAGAAGAAAGAGAAAAATATACATAAAAAGATAAAGAACTAAAAATAAATGAGTAGTTTACCATGGATAGAAAAATACCGACCAAAAAACCTCGATGATATCATTGATAGTTCTTACAAAACACAAACGCTAAAAAACCTAATAAAAAAAGACCAAATGCCACATTTATTACTTTATGGTCTTCCAGGGTGTGGAAAAACAACCATGGCACTAGCCATTGCACGTCTTCTTTACGGTGATAATTACAAGTCTTATATATTAGAATTAAATGCTTCCGACGATCGAGGTATAGACATTGTAAGAACAGTTATTCCAGACTATGCAAAGTCTATGTCCGATAAAATAAAATTTATTATACTTGACGAAGCAGATGCAATGACTATTGAAGCACAAGGTGCATTAAGACGCGTCATTGAGATATACAGCAAGAACTGTAGATTTTGCATAATTTGTAACAATATACACTCTATATTACCAGGTATTCAATCAAGGTGTACAATGTTACGTTTTAATATGCTAAACAATGAAAATATGATACACCGTATTAAAGAAATAGCCGATAAAGAAAATGTAAATATACAAGATGATGGTATTCAGGCTATTATAAAATCAAATAAAGATTTCAGACAAATGTTAAATATTTTTCAATGCGTATCTTCACTTTATGATAATATAACAAAGGAAAATGTTTACGAATTCACAGGTTTTGTACCAGAAGAAACAGTTAAAGAAACTATTGACTACATTGAAACCCACGATCTTAAAGAGGGTATTTATTATTTGGATGAAAAAATAAAATACAATACGTGGAACGTAATGAATTTAGTAGAAAGTATGTTGGAAATAATAGTCAACAGTAAAATGGACATAACACGCAAAATAAAAATTATTAATACTTTTTCTACTATTGAAAGCAGATTATCTTTAGGTAAAAATAATTTAATTCATGTGTCAATGATTGTCGCTGCATTTAAGCAATGATTCTATTTTTTGAACACGATTTTTTAGTTTATGCAAATTATTTTGCATATTGTCATTAATTTGTATTGTTTTTATAGATTCAAGTTTAATATTAAGTTGTGACATTTCCATTGTATAATTTTCCATTATTTCTTTTGCAGTATTTCTTTGTAAATTTCTATTTATAATGTCAATACGTTGTTCAATTTTGTGTAATTCATTATTTACATTAATTTTATTTTCACTACCAAATGTTGACAATTTATTTATAAACACATCGTTTGATTCTGTAATAAGTTTTTTTAACTTATTATTTTCTTGTACAACTTTTTCTTCGTAACAATTTTTTAATTCCGCAATAGAAGAATTATTTAACAAAAAGTTTTCTTGGATTTTAGAAAGTAATTTCATATTTATGGATGAAATATTGTCATTTATTTTTGACAACATTGAACTATTTTTTTCCATTAATTCTTCTTGTAATTTTATTATTTTTTTATTTAAAATATTAATTTTTTCTAAATTATTTTCATTAATTTCTTTTTGTTCAATTTTAAAAGATTTTAAAATTTCTTTTTGTTCAATTTTAAAAGATTTTAAAATTTCTTCTTGTTCAATTTTTAAAGTTTCAATAACATTTGTTTCGTTATTTGGTTCATCTAATGTATCAAGCAATTCCATTAAAACATTTTTCAAATAACTTTTATTATTAATTATTTGAACAATTTGGTTTAATTTATCTTCAACACTATTTATTCTATTATGAATAGCATCCTTGGAATCATTATTGTCCAATAATTTTAAAAATATACTATTGTCAATACTAGGTGAAATAACTACTTCGTCTTTATTTTTCTTTTGTGGTACAGGGTTAGAAGAACTTCTACTAATTTTGGATTTCAATAATCTATCACGCAATGTTGTCATAACTATATAATAAATTATATAATTTTATACTGCCATTGACGCACGAATAACAGGGTGACAATCATAGTTTAATACTTTAATGTCATCAAATGTGTAATCAAAAATGTTTTCTATTTTTTCGTTTAAAAATATTTTTGGAAATTTCATAGGAACACGTGAAAGCTGGGTGTTAATTTGATTGCTATGATTTTGATAAATATGAGTGTCTCCAAAACACAATACTAGTTTCTTGGCTTTTAATGAGCATGTTTTTGCAAGCATATGTGTAAGAAGAGCATAACTGAAAATATTAAACGGAACTCCTAAAAATATATCTGCACTTCGCTGGTACATTTGACAACAAAGTTCATTTTCGTTTGTCACATAAAACTGTACTAGCAAATGACAAGGAGGTAATGCCATTTTATCTAACATAGACGGATTCCATGCACTAAGAAGTATTCTTCTGGAATATTTATCGTGTTTTAGCATATGTACAATATTTTTAATCTGATCAACACCTTGATTGTCGTAATTTTGTGCCATACCATTATAATCTGCACCAAAATGACGCCATTGAAAACCATAACCAGCTCCAATGTCTCCTTCTTCTAAATCATTGAGACCTCGTTTGTCTAAAAATTCTCGACTTGTATTACCAGTCCAAATTTTAACATTTTGTTCTTCAAGCACTTTAGAATTAGTAGAGCCAGAAATAAACCACAAAAGTTCCTTTATTACTGCATTATAAGCAAGTTTTTTAGTAGTTAACGCAGGTATAGTATCATTTGACAAGTCAAAACTCATTCGAGTACCAAATAATGAAACTGTACCAACACCAGTTCTGTCATCACGCCATTCACCATAAAGCATTATATTTTTGCAAAGATTCATATATTTTGACTCGTATTTATTGGTTTCGTATAACGACCAAGTAGGTACATACGTTATAAAGAAACCAAGACCAAGAGAATCACACATAAACCGCGAACAACAAATACGTGAGCATAAGCTTGATATTTGATCTATTTGAATGTGTTTATCACAAACAAAGCTTTGTTCTGCAAATTGTGTAATATATATTTCTTCCATGTATGGAATATACACTAGCGCTTGATTATAAATTGACTGACCTCCACAATAAAAAACTTTATCAATATAACAATTATTATTTTGTTCAATAAACAAGCGAAGATTCCAAGGAGCAATATCTCCCTTGTAATATTTAACATTATCATTGTAATTTTTTATGTTTTCAGTATTACTTGTACATACAATAAATATTCTGTTGCCATTGTCGCCTTGAATAATTTTTTCACCAACACTATCAATAATGTCATTAAATGTTTTAATACCCATTACAAGTGCGTTTTTGTTTGAATTTCGAGTAGATGTTTTGTTATAAAAATAAGATAAATCCTGTTTAGAATGCCATGGTATGGTGTTGTCTTTTCCAATACCATTTTCTTTGTCACAAGCAGCAATCAAATAAAATTTCATCTTATATTATTAGATGAAACACTTTTAAGAATAAATTTATAAGCCAAGTGTATAAACATGGAAACTATTATAAGCGAACTTGTTAATTTTGAAACTCAATATCTTGCACCATTTTTTAAAAATAATGTTTTATTATTGACAATAGCTGCAGCAGTTTACGCTATTTTTATAGCACCGTCTGAAAACATTATGAAAACGTTGTTTAATAACACTATTTATCGTCTTATATGGATAATTTTCATAATATTACTGACTTCATATGACCCTATTATTGGAATTTTGTTAGCAATAGCTTATTTGACTCATAGTACTAATACTGAAAATTTTAAAACAGAAAACTTAGCCATGTTATTTGAAGAACAAAAAAGTATTATTGACCAACAATTTGAAATAGTCGATAATAAAAAAGCAACCAATATCGGAATGCAAGTACTACAAGATGCCCAAACAAAACAAATAATTAAAGAACAACTAGAAATACTACCAACAGAGCAATCGCTAATGGAACAACCAAATCAAGACGAAAACTATAAAGCACAAAATATGAATTTCATGTCTAAATAATAAGTGCGGGCGTATTAGTCATTATGCTATATTTGTAATTTTTTAAAGAACTGCAAAACACAGTAGTTATGCTGTTCCACATTACTTTTAGTTCTTTGTCATTCATTACTAGTTCATTATACAATTCATTGCTTCTGTAATTTTCATAACGACGTAATACTGAGTTAATTTCAATATTTTTTGAATTTGTATCAAAAGAACTCTTACCACGCTCTGTAATTTGAAATATATTTTTTTCCTTGTTTGACAAACAAAGATTATTTGCAACAGCAACTCGATAACCCCTGCTGTTTACCCATTCGTCGTATACAACAACACATTCAGGATATTGCATACAAACATAAAAGTATTGCTTCCATAAATCAATAAATTTTTTTATAATGCTTGCTATTTCGTCTTCTTTTAAATAATTTTTTAATATACTTGCTAAATTGTTATATGGGTTTCGAATTATTATTATTAATTTAGATATCAAAACTTTGCAATCTGTTATAATAGTATTTACTTCAACCATTGGACTATTTTTATGTAAAAATAACAATGGTTGTTTTGACGAAAAATTTGTTACAACTTTTTCATAGCATTTTACTTTGTTTGTTTCTTCGCTTATTTTTGGTATTAATGAATCCGGAGTGCAAAATTCCTTAGTTGCATCGTCAATTAAAATAGAATTTGATTGCATTCTATGAACCCATGTTGTAATAGCATGTGTACCACTTTTTTCAATCCCAAATATGTGATACTTATTTAACGAGTTGTAATCACTTAAAAGAAATAATTCTTTTATTGAATAATTGTTTATAATCCGCATTATGTGGTCAATACGACGCTCAATTGTATGTAGCTTTGTTGCTAAATTAACTGCATTCTTTTTAATAATATTAATTTTGGGTTCATTTATAGGGTCAAATATCCAGTCCAATTTTTGCATTATGTCGCTTTCAGTACACCGTATGTAGTGTATACCTTCAATCATTCCAAGTTTTATTAAGTCTTCATAACAGTTGTCTTCACCAACAAGCAATGACCCACTCATAAGTATTTCAAAATACAACGGACCTATAAAGTGCATTGACGAACAATCTGCAAAACAAGCAGTATAATTTTTTAATTCATTTTGCGTTACACATTCTTTGTATTCTATTAGCTCATTTATAGATTCTTTTATCATTTTACGTCTAAATGGGTGTGTAGATAAATTTTTACCGCAAACCAATAACTTTTTTTCTACTTTTTCATGTTTAAAAGAAGAAGAAGAAGAAGCATGTGGTACCCAATAAACCAATGAGCTGTTAACGTCATATTTTTGAAGAAACTGTTTTAAATGTGGCGTAAAAATTTTTATGAAATTATTGTAATAATTTATGCTTTTTGTGTCTTGTTCAATATGAAAACTATCCGTGTATATATACCTGTTTATATTAGAATAATCATAAAAGTCATTGAATATATGGTGTACTAATATGTCGTTATAACTATCTATGACAAAGAAACATTTTACGTCATAAAGTGTAATAGAAAGGTCATTCAATAACTGGGTAATACTAGTATTATATTTAAACCCACTAGAAATATTTACAAGAGTAAATCCATAGTTATTAACCATGGTATCTACAAAAATTTTAATATGATGCTTGCAGCTTTCGTATTGAACAAATAAAAGTTTATGCATTTAACTTATTATATATTACATTTCTTCATTATTTACGTACAGATCTTTGAATCTACTGTAAACGAATTCTTGCGAAGCAATACCATGACCCATTATTTTGGCTATGCGCTTTCGCTCTTCTGCACTAGGGTTATGCATCAAAAAATCGGATACATATATTTTTCGAAGCATGCTCGAGCTTACTTTTTTTGGTTCAAAAATACGGTTTAAAAGATTAGTAAATGCTTGCTGAGTTATTTTGGTTTTCGTTTTGGTGTTTATAATAAGGAAATTTGTAGGATTTATTTGACTCCATTTTAAAATAATAGATTGTAAGATATCCGGTAATTGGAGTACTTTGTCTCCTATTTTTCTTTCGGTTTTGTGATGCTTTATAATAAGTGTTCCAGTAGCTAAATTATAAGTATTGCTTTCAGTTGTTACATTTTCATCGCTTTGTATTAGTTGTGTTTCATAATAGTCTTGCCCTCGCAATGCTGGATAAAAAGCATACAATGAACACAGTAAATATTGCTGGTATAAATTCAAAAATGTGTAACTATTAGCGGTGTCTTCGTACATGTTCATTACTTTTTTTTCGAGTTCAAATTGACGCTGACGTACGTCATCCATTGTTAAAAAATTATTTTTTTCCTTGTTTGACGCATCTGCATAAGTACGCTCATCCATACTTTCTGCAGAATATGTTTTATATAATTCAAAGTATACGCTATGATCAAGATTTAACTTATTTAAAATTACATAGCACGCATAAGTACAAACAGCAAGCGAATTTTTATTTTGTATATTTGCAATAATTGTTTCTTTTGTGTTTTCATTGTTTAACAAATAAAAAATGCAATCTTCTTTTGTTAATACAATTGGTCCGCTTGTATGAAACAATTTTATAATACGTGTAATATTTTGTTCAAACGTTTTAATAGTTTTTGGTTTATAACTATTTAACGCATTATAAATATTGTCATCAAACTTCATGTTTATTTTAAATAATATATTTTTAAAAATGATTTCTCTTTTCAAAATAGTAAAATGGAAAAGAAAACAATACATAGTTTGAATCCATGCAACAAACTTATAAGTGACAAAGAAGTAAAAAATATACTCGAAATATACGGTATAAATACAAAACAAATAAAAGATTTTTCACTATTTAAGCAAGCATTTGTCCATAATTCATATGCACTGGAAGATTCTGAACATTTAGATTCCAGTCAAGATCCTTATTATAACAAACCAAATGTTGTACCTTTCAGAAACAAGAGCAATGAACGTCTTGAATTTATTGGTGATTCTATGCTTGGATCCGTAATAACTTTTTATTTAACAACACGATATCCTACAATGCGTGAAGGGTGGATGACAACAATGAAAGGACGCCTTGTATGTGGTAAAACACTGTCTAAAATAGCGCAAAAAATGAATTTTAACGAGTACATATTAATTTCTGACGAAATTGAAAAGAAATACGGGCGTTGTGCACAAACGATTATGGAAGACTGTTTTGAATCGTTTATTGGTGCGCTTTACAGCACACTAGAACCAAAAATACAAGAAACAATAGATATAAAAAATTGTTCACCTGGATTTGCAGCGTGTCAATTATTCGTTATCAATGTGGTTGAACAACACGTAAACCTTACTCGCATTATAAGTCACGATGGTAATTATAAACATCAGTTAATGAGATACTATCAAACTAATTTTGATGGGCAAGTACCGCGTTATACATCTATTGTTGACATAAACGGTGCTTCTGGAAAAAGATTTAAAGAAGGTGTATATGGTTACGATGGAAATACTATTATTGGATACGGTATTAGCAATAAAAAGACACATGCACAACAACTTGCATCGCGAAATGCTCTTATTTATTTAGGCGAACAAGTAGATAGTGATACTGAACAAGAACCTTAAAACCTTTAAATATTAACTTATAATATATAATGCTTGAATTACTTGAATATAATATTCATTTTTACTTAGCAGGATTTATAATTTTTGCTGCATTGGAACTCGCACTTAGCGTATTCAATGTTAGTATAATGGATTACTTTATGCCTTTGAAAAAGCCAGTTTATATTTTAGCAGGAATAAGTGCATTTTTATTTGCTATAAAACGAGACAATTGGCTACCATTTTTAGGACAAACAGTATTTCCTCATAATATTTTACAAGACCAAGAGCCAGAAGATGCAACAGAAGAACTGCAAATAAGTACTTCGATACCTAATGCAAAAATAGTATACTGGGCATCATCGGATAAAACAACGGATGTTTTTGAAGCATACGCTGATTATTCTAATGCTGGAATTACAACAACAAACGAAAAAGGCGAAGCAATATTAAAAATAAGAAAAAGCACTGGTTACATTGTTCCTTCCGGTAAGTATATAAAACGTCATGTTCATTATAGAATAGGTAAGGGCAAACATTCGATGCTTGGAAGAGTTAGAACATATTTCTATTAATTTTTTTGATTGCATAATGTATAAAGATGGTTATGCAAAATAATAATAAACCAGTTGGAAAAAGACAAGCAATGGAAATCATTGCAACGCATTACAATAATAATGTAAACAGTATGATGCGCGATGTTAATAGAAAGGCAAAAAATGTTTTAAAGCCTAATAGCGCTGATTCATGGAAGTTTAGAAATCAACCAAATGTTTATGACATGGAAGGTATTGACGATAACAGTACAAAGGCTCACAATTGGATATTGAATAGATTCATAAAAAATATGGCAACAGTTAAAAAACAACCAAATACTAAAGAAACTGTTAACCAATTAAAAGAACAGATTAGTGAGTACAAAGATAAAATTAAAAACACTAAGCAAAAAATAGCATCTGCACAAAAAACTAAAAATTATGATAACCAAATTTCAGATATGAAAAAGGAAATGGCTAACCATAAAGACATTCTTGATGTTTTAAAAACAGCTATTAATGAAAATCAACAAAAAGAAAAGTTATTAAAAATGAAATACGATAATGACGTATCATTTGCAGCAAACAATGCTGTTAAGGATTATGCAGCTATTCTTGAAAATGCTAAAATAGCTTATTTGGAAAAATTAAATGAAAGCCAACGAAAAACGTATGAACTTGAAAATAGTACCGAACAAGCTATTAAAAATCTTGAAAAACAAAAAGAAGAAATAAATGATCAAAAACAAACAATTGAAAAATACAAAAATGAAGGCTCTATAAGTGAACAAAAATATAATGAACTTGCTAAACAATTAAATGAAGTCTTAACAACCGGTAAACAACAAATTAAACAAAAAAATGAACAATTAGAAAATGAAAAAAATAAAATTGTTGATCTTACAAAGAAAATTAATGACTTAGAAAAAAAATATGATGCACAACTTAGCAAATTAACACGACTTGAAAATCAATCTGTTCAAGTTGGAAGTCGCGTTGATAAAGAAAATGAAAAGTATGAAACTAAACTTATTAATATTCAAAAAGAACTTGAAAGTTATAAAAATAAATACAACAAGTCTGTTGAATTGTCTAATCAAAAACAAAATATAATCGATGAACTAAATAGTCAACTTAAAGAACTTGAAAAAGTAAGTGAAAAAGATAAATCTTATATTGAAAAATTAAAAGAAAAAAGAAAAGAAGAAATTGAAAAAAAGAAAGAATTATATACAAAAATTGAAGAATATGAACAACAAATAAATAATTTAAATTTTCAGTTAAATAATGATCCTAATTCTGCAATAAGTAGAACTGAAAATTTAAATAATGAAAAAAATATTTTAGAAAAAGACAAAATAATTGCCGAATTACAAAGTAAAATAAATGAAATTGAAAATAATGTAAGTTCAAACTACGATATTCAACAATTGCAAGATCAATTAGAAAATGCAAAAAATAAAATTAAAGAAAAAGAAAGTGAAATAAGTATATTAAAACAAAATAATAATAACGAAACAAAAAGAGAAGCTCAAGAACAAATTGAAAAAATTAAAAATGAAAAAAATAACGAAATAGAGGATTGGAAAAAGGTAAAAACTAGTTTGGAAAACCAAATTAATAAAGTTAAAGCTGATTATGCAAGTTTACAATTTGAAAATCAAAAACTTACGGAAGTTAACAATGAAGTTAATAAATTACAAAATGAAAATCGTAATTTAAAAGATGAATTAAATAATGTAAGAAGTAAGTACAAAAGCGAACTTGATAAATACTTAGATGGATTTAATAATAATAAAAATAAAATTGATCAAGAAAAAAATGGTTTTATAAATAGAATTAATGAACAACAAGCGAAAATAGAAAAATTAAAAAATGATTTTAGGGGGCTAGTGGATGAATTTATAAATTATAAAAATAATTTTAATACTGATAATAGTCAAATTAATAAAATAAATGAAAATTTAAATAAAAAAATAGCAGATAATCAATCTGATATAGGACAATTAAATAATGAAATTGCAAGACTTAACAATTTAATAACAAATTATAAATCAAAGGATAAAATTATAGATAATTATAAACTAACTATTGATTTAAATGAAAAAACAATTAAATGGCTTAATGCTACAAATAATTCTTATGAAAATCTTCAAGAAATAACTCAAAGTTATATAGATTACAAAAATTCCGCTCCTGCCCCTGGTGCCGCTGCTCCTGCTGTTGCTACCCCTGCTGCCCCTGTTACTTCTGCTCCTGCTCCCACCCCTGTTGCTGCTCCTGGTGTCGCTCCCGCCCCCGACCCTGCTCCTACTGTTCAAAGTCTTAATAAAGACCAATTATATCAATATTTATCAGAAGAAGGAAGTTTAACAAACGAGTTAATAATAGAGGCAGCTCAAAAGAATTGGTTGTTAAAAAATCAATTAACTAATAACTTAGAAATAAATGATCTTGATGAATTAAATCCACTTATTAAAGAATATAATAAAATAGCTGAAAACCAACAAATTTTACATAATCAACTTGCAACTGAAACAAATATTACTGAAAGATACAAGTTGTCCAATGAACTAAGAAAATTAAATGAACAAGCAAAAAAATCTAAAAAAAAAGTATCAGATAAACGACAAGAAATTTTTAAAAATTATGGAATAGCCAAGAAAGAAAATCAAAAATTAAAAGAAGAAAATCAAAAATTAAATAAAAATATAACAGGTATTGCACAATGGAATAACGGTATTTTTGAAAAAGGTGAATATAACCCAACAAACTCTGATTCGCAAACTATTATTTTTGATAAATATACATTAGTAACAACAGATATAGAAGAGATAAATTATGCTTTAGAAGCTAAAAAAAGAAATTTAGAAAAGTTAAGAAATAATTTAGCTAGTAAGAAAAGTAAGAAAGCTGATGCCAATGAGTTGGGAAAACTTGTTGACGAAATAAAAAATGCAGAAAATGATATTAAAAAACTTGAATTAAAAATAGTAGCATATACTTATACACCAGAATATGCACATAATTTATATAACAATTATTTATTGAGTGAATTAGAAAAAACCACAAATTCATTTAACTCTGATACTATAAATAATTTAATTATTTATTTAAATAATCAAAAAGAAAAAGGAAAAGAAGAAGAATTAAAAAAAATAAATCAAGATGAATTGGCTAAATTAATTAAAAACATATTTACTAATTCTGATAATAAAGATGCTAATATTTCACAATTAACACCACAAAAATACATAGAAAAAATAAATGAAGATCAATTTAAAGAATTATTAGAAACAATTTTTACTTTAAAAAATGAAAACAACAAAGGCAAATACGAGGCTGTTCAAAATGCTATCAATGAACTTAAAATAGTAAAAGATTTAACTAGTGAAATAGAAAAGTTAACAAAATATCAAGAAGATATTAATAATGTTATTAAAGATATTAAACTTGTTGAAGATCAAACAGCAGGTAGTGAACAATTTCAACCATTAGCTAAGTTAAACGAAATTAAAGAATACGTAGAAAGTTTTAAGGAAAAAGAAAAAGAATTACAAAGTAAAATAGAACAGTTACAAAATGCAATAGAGTATAAAGTTGATACGGGTGTACAACTTTTAAAAGATCGTGTTAAGAGAAGAGAAAATACAATAAAAAAGTTAAAAAATCAACATAGTATAGATGTTAATAAAATTGCAGACACAATGGTTAGTGTAAGTACTAAATTAGAAAGTGAAAAAGAAGAATTACAAAGTAAAATAAATAATTTAGAAAGTGAAAAAGAAGAATTAAATAATTTATATACAAATGAATTAAAAAAAAATAATAACAATAATTTAAATGAAGGACAAATAAACGCATATCAGGAAAAAATTTCACAATTAAATAGTGAAAAAGAAAAATTAAATAGAGAAAAACAAAAATTAGAAGAGACAATTAATCAAAATAAATCAGATACACAAGAATTACAAAATAAAATAACTGAGATTTCCAGTTTAGAAGAACAATTATCAAAATTAAAAACTAAAAATGAGACTATTAATACTACTTTAAATGATAAAATAACAATAATTTCAAAATTAGAAAATCAAATAAAAGAATTACAAAGTGAAAAAGGTAAAAAAGAAGAATTACAAAGTGAAAAAGTTAAAAAAGAAGAACAATTACAAAGTAAATTACAAAGTGAAAAAGAAGAATTACAAAGTAAATTACAAAGTGAAAAAGAAGAGTTAAAAAATATTTTTGAAACAGAAAAAAGTAATTTAGTAAAAGAAAAAGACGAATTAGTTAATGATCTTGAGACTAAAATAAAAGATTTACAAAAACAAAATGAAGATTTAAAAGAGTATGAATCATTATTTAATATGACTGTTAATGAACTTGCGCAATATAGATCAGGAGAATATGTTAAACGTGAAGATATTAGTGGTTTCATAAGTACAATAGAACAATTAAAAAACAAATTAATAGAAAAAGAAGAAGAATTAAAAAATAAATTAGAAATTGAAAATAAACTTGAAAAAGTACAATCAGAACTTGATGAACTAAAACCATTGTATGTAAAAGAAAAAGAAGAAAAAAAACAATTAGAAAGTAATTTAAGTAAGTTACAAAGTGAATACGATACTTTAAAAATAGAAAATGAAAATAAAGACAAAAAAATTAATGACCTCGAACAACAAATTATCACTGGAGAATCAGAATTAACTAGTTTAAAAGAAGAATTAACATTAGAAAAACAAAAAATATTAGCATCTGAAACAAATTTAAATAATACAATAGCAGAATTAAATGATCGTATAGCAGTTTTAGAAAACGAAAAAGAAGTTAATGAACAAAAATGGAATGAGAAAATAACAAATATGGAACAACAAATTGAAGTTGCTAAACAAAAAGAAGAAACACAATTACAAATAATAAAAGATCTTGAAATTAAAATAACTAATTTGCAAAGTGAACAAAGTAATAGTGCTGATCAATTAAGAAGTTTATTAGAACAAAGAAATAAGGAAAATGAACAATTACAACAAGAAAAAGGAGAATTAGAACAACAAATAATAACTCTAATCAATGATAAAAATGACATAAATGTGACTAAAAAATTATTAGAAGAAGAATTTAATTTAAGTAAACAAGAACTTAAAACCAAAGAAGAAACAATTCAAAGCTTAATGGAAGAAAAAAATGAATTAGAAGAAAAAATAAAAAATCAACAATTGCAAATTACTAATATAACAAATGATATGGAAAATTACAAACAAATGTCAGAAAAAGAAAATCAAAAAT